TCCCCTATAAAGAGCCTTCCTCTACTCTATTTCAGATGTTAGGTTTTGTTACTGCAGCAGGTCAGAAGTTTGCTGACAGTACAGAACAGATTGTTTCAGATGCAGCTTCTTATGGTCCTGTTGGTACAACAATGGCACTACTAGAAGCTTCAAGTAAATTCTTTTCTTCAATACATAAGAGATTACATAAATCTCAAAAGGATGAATTTAAAATCCTTGCTCGTATAAACTATGAATACTTACCCTCGGAGTATCCATATGAAGTACCTTTTGCTGACCAGAATGTGTTTAAAAAGGATTTTGATGGAAGGGTTGATGTAATCCCTGTCAGCGACCCTAACATTCCTTCTAATGCACATAGGATGATGATTGCTCAAATGGCTCTCCAGATGGCACAACAATCCCCTCCTGGTATGTTTAATATAGAAGCTTTGAATAGAACCATATTAAATGCTGCTAGTATGCCTAATCTTGACGAGATACTTCCACCTAAACAGAAGCCACAACAAATGGACCCAGTATCAGATATTATGGCAGTAACTAAAGGTATACCTATTTCTGCATTTCCAGGTCAGAACCATGATGCTCACATACAAACAAAGATGGCATACTTACAAGACCCTGCTAATGGTGCCAATCCTATTATGGCTAGAATTAAACCAATACTAGAAGCTAACGTACAAGAACATTCAGTTATGAAATATCAAGAACAAATTAGTGGTGTAACTAAAATGGCAGGACAGCAAGACCCACAAGCTGTAGAAATGGCAATGGCACAGGCAGCACAGCAAGTGCTTAATGCTAATCAAGCTATGGGTCAAGCTCAATCACCTGAACAACAAATGGTTGCATTAGAGCAAGCTAAAGTAGAATTAGAAAAAGAAAAACTTAAAATGTCTTCTGCTAAAAATTCTGCAGATGCTGCTTTAGAATCTCAAAAGTTAGAACTAGAAGAAATGAAACTATTAAAAGACTCTGCAGTTTCAGGACAAACTGCTACTATGAAAAAACAAAAAGGAGATTTAGATAGAGCAAGTAAAGAAACTATGAAACAACTTGACCTACTAACAAAGACTGTCATAGCTGAACAAAGAGCAGAAATAGATTTAGAAAGAATAAGAACAGATGCTATGAAAAAAGTAGCAGAATTAAATGATGTAGATGATAGAACAAGAAGTTTAAAGCTTATTGATTTTATGACAGATGCAATTAAAAATGAAATACAAGAACCAAAAGAATAACTAGGGATTTTAATTGTCTATCGACTGCCCTAGCAGACAAGCCAAGACGATAGATATAATTTTTAAGGAGAATAAATTATGGCGAATACAACTTTTAATGGACCAGTCAGAGCTGAGAATGGCTTTATTGGTGTTACAAAAGATTCAGATACAGGAGCAATAACAGAAAATATTACTTTTGGTAATAAAGGTGAAGTTGCTACACCAGTAGTATTAGCAGATGGTGATATTACTATTGTAAATACAACTCATGGTGGTAGAGTAAATATTGTTCCAGATGGTGGACAAGATAATACTTATACACTTCCTGCACCAGAAGCAGGTGTAGCTTACAGATTTGTTTATGGTGGAGTTGCTGCTGATGGAACTGATGCAATATTTATAACACCAGGTAATACAAATTTCTATAAAGGTAATATTACACATTTAGATACAAATGCTGATAATGTTGTTGTATATCCTAATGGAAGTTCAAATAGTAGTTTACAATTAAATGTACCTGGAGCTTTTGAAGTAACTTTCTTAGGTTTAGATAGTACAAACTACCAAGTATTTGGTAATGTAACAGGAGCAACTGCCCCTGCTTTTGCAGACCAGTGATAATTAATTAAGGAGTAATATATGTGGAAACAACCAATTATAAAAGAAATTAGTGTAGGTTTAGAAATTAATTGCTATGCGTGTGCTGAACTATAATGGAAGTATCTAATGAAGCTCTTCGTAAATATGACGAGGAGCTTAACTTATTAAGAATTAATTTAGCAAATGGACAAGCAGATAACTTTGCTAATTATAAACAACTCGTAGGTCGTATACAAGGAATTGAATGGTCTATTGAGGTTATTAAAACTATAACAAAAAAAATGTATGAAGGAGAAGAAGAATAATGCAACAAGTAAGTTTAGCAAAATCTATTAAGAATGATATGTGGATTTCTGAGGAAGATAAAGCTAATCCAGATGTTTTACCAGAACTACCAGGTTATCATGTTCTGATAAGACCTGTATCTATAAAAGAAAAAACTAAAGGTGGTATATTATTACCTAACTCAACAAAAGAAGATATGGCTTATCTTACAACAGTAGGAGAAGTTGTAGCTTTAGGAGACTTAGCTTATAATGATAAAGATAAATTTCCTAAAGGACCTTGGTGTAGTGTAGGAGATTTTGTATGTTATGGTAAACATGCAGGTCAAAAGATAAAGTATAAAAGTTTAAAGTATATATTATTATTTGATGACCAAGTAATAATGAAAGTAGAAAGTCCTAAAACTTTAGACCCTACCTTTAATTTATCTAGACATAGTATATAATATATTTGTATACTTTGTATAAATATAGTATAATATAAATATAACCGTTAAAACGATTGTTTCGTAAACAACGAGAAGGAATAAAAAATGCAAGAAGAATCTTGGAATGAAGTAAAGACTGAAAAGGAAGAAGCTCCTAAAGTAGAGTTTGAAGTAGAAGAAGAGGTTAAAAAAGAAGAACCTGTAGTAGAAGCCAAAGAAGAAAAAGAAGAACCTAAAAAAGAAGCTCCTAAAGAATTAGATGGTATAGATACTAAAGGTGCTCAAAAAAGAATTAGACAACTAGTTAAACAAAGAAAAGACAAAGAAGACGAAGTTGCTAGATTAATACAACAAAATGAAGAACTAGTTAATAGAGTAAAAAGACAAGAGCAAGATTTTTATAAAGTAGGAAAATTAAATTTAAGTGCTAATGAAAAACAAATAAGCGATAAACTTAAATTAGCTAGAACAGCTTATGCAACAGCTCACGAAGAAGGAGACTCTAATAAATTATTAGTAGCTCAAGAAGCTTTAAATGAAGCACAAGTTGATTTAAAAAACATACAAGCAACTAAAGAAAATTTTAAAGAACCAGAGGTAACACAACAATCAGTACAACAACCTCAACCACAACCTCAACCACAACCTGACCCTAGAGCAGAAGAATGGGCAGCAAATAATGAATGGTTTGGTAAAGATAGAGTAATGACAGCAGGTGCATTAGCTATAGATACAGATTTAAAGGAGGAAGGATATGATTCTACAAGCCCTGAGTTCTATGAAGAAATTAATAAAAGATTACAAGAAACATTTCCTAATAAATTTAAAGTTAATGAAAAGGAAACTAAAGAAGTTCGTAAGCAGGAAACGTCAGAAACTGCTCAAGTAGTAGCAGGAGGTACACGTAGCACTCCTAGTTCTAATAAGAAAGTTAAACTTTCAAAAGAAGATGTAAGATTAGCTAACAAATGGAATATACCACTTGAACAGTATGCTCAAGAAAAACTAAAAGCAACAAGTGCTGATGGTGAGTATACAACAATAAACATGCAACGTGGAGGTAAATAATGAAAACACGAATCAATACACGTAGTTCACAACTTAGAGAAAATAATACTAACGAAGAAATGAGTTATCAGTTTGAAGAACAAGATAGCTTACATATACCAGATGCAATAACAAATCGTTTCAATAACGAAGGAATGACTCTTGGATGGTTAAGAATAACTCTTAAAGGTCAAGATGATTTTAAATATATTGGTAAAAAAATGCAAGAAGGTTGGCAATTTGTTGATATTAAAGAAGTACCTGAATTAGAACAAACATCACTCGTGAAGATGGATGGAAGATACTCTGGAGCAGTCACTCGTGGCGACATTGCGTTAGGTAAAATACCTACCAAGTTATTCCAAAGTAGAAGTGAGTTTTACAGAGGTAAGTCTGACCAATTAATGGAAGCTGTTAACAGTCAATTAATGAGAGGAAATAATTCTAGTATGCCCATTTCTAATTCAAGTAAATCGACAGTAACAAAAGGTAGACAACCTACTTTTCAAAAGTAAATCTTTTTGTTGCTTTTTAATAACAATCAAAGGAGAATGAACTATGGCGAGTGTAAATGCCCCAAGAGGGTTACAAATAGCTAAAAAGAATGGTGATGGTTCTAACTCTACTGGTGTACGAACTATTGATTTGAGCAACGCAAGCCCTTTAGTGGCTTCAGCATTAGTGCCTTCAGATATCTTTACAGGAGACCCTATAGCAATAGAAACTGCAGGTACAATTAAACCTTGTGCTAATGGAGTATCTATAAAGTCTGCAGGTGTTTTTCAAGGATGTAGCTTCGTAAATGCTAGTGGAGAACAGAAGTTCGCTAGAAGTATTACTGGTGGAGTTACAGCAACTGATGTAAAAATTCATATTGCAAGTGACCCTGCCCAAACATTTTTTATCCAAGCAGATGCAACAGTAACTGCTGCTGCAGGTTTTGGTGTTGGTGTATACAATGGAGTTTACATTGCAGGAACAGGAAGTCATAAAACTGGGCAAAGTGCTTATGTTTTAGATGCTTCTGGTCCTATACTATCAACAGGAAACTTAAGAGTTATACGTAGAGCACCTTGGGATACAGGTATTGGAACATCAGCAGGTGTGACAGATGCTTATCCTTGGTATGAAGTACGTATTGCTAACCATATGGATAATTTCATAACAGCAACTATAACAGGTTAATAAAGGAGAATAACACATGGCTATAAATAGAGCTGCGATAAGCAAAGAACTCCTTCCTGGACTGAATGCAGTATTTGGGATAGAGTATGGAGAAGTTAATAATGAGCATGAACCACTATATGAAGTAGAAAATTCAGATAGGTCTTTTGAAGAGGAAGTCCTCTTTACAGGATTTGGTACTGCTCCAACTAAAAATGAAGGAGCTGCTGTTGTTTATGATGACGCAGGTGAAAGTTATGTATCTCGATATACAAACGAGACTATAGCTTTAGCATTTGCGATTACTGAAGAAGCAATGGAAGATAACCTTTATGATACTTTTGCAAAATTAAGAGCAAAAGGATTAGCAAGAGCTATGGCTAATACTAAGCAAGTAAAAGCTGCTAAACTTTATAACGAAGGTTTTACTACAGCACAAGGAGATGGAGTAAGTTTATTTAATGCTGCCCATCCAACTATTGGTGATGGAAACCAGAGTAATACAAGTACTGCAGCAGCGATTGCTGAAGGTACATTAGAATCTGCTATTATTGCAATACAAAAGTTTAAAGATGACAGAGGTATCTTAATTGGTTCTTCTGCTGTATCTTTACACGTACCAGTAGACTTAATGTTTACTGCTGATGTATTATTAAATACACCAGGTATTGTTGGTAGTGCAGACAATGACCTTAACTCTGTAAAGAACTTAGGAGTATTTCCAAGTGGATATATGACTAACAGAAGATTTACAGATGTTAATGCTTGGTTTATAAAAACTGATGTTCCTAATGGTTCAAAGATGTTCAATAGAACACCTTTACAAACCAAGATGGAGCCTGACTTTGATACTGGCAACTTACGATTCAAGGCAAGAGAAAGATATTCTTTTGGTGTCTCTGATTGGAGAAGTTGGTTTGGTAATCAAGGTGCTTAACCATTAATAACTAGGGAGGGTATTAACGTACCCTTCCTAATTTAAGGAAACAACATGGCTACAAATATAAGAACAGTTAATAAAAGAGGTGGTGATGGAAATATTATTAGCACCACTAATAGAACTAGAATATTAGGAGTTCATTCTTATTCTAGTATAGCAGGAGTAGTTACTATTGGAGACCAATCAGGAGCTGTTATAGTATATGAAGTTCCTGCAAGTGCAGAGTCAGATATGTACTTTGGAGAAATGGGTGTATTATGTAGTGGAACAGTTAGTATATCTACACCTCACGAAGGTAGTGTAACTTTGATAGTAGGATAACTAGATGCCCTCTTATTCTTTTTTAAAGACTGATATAATAAATACAATAGAAAATGACTCAACAGAGTTTGAAGAACACGTATCATACTTTATTGAAAAAGCTGAAGGTAGATTAATTAAAGAACTAGATGACCCAGGTCTAGATAATTATTCTACTTTTTCATTTACAGCTTCTGACCCAGTAGTTAGTTTACCTGCTGATGCTTTAGTAGTACGTAATGTAAACTATACAACAAGTGTTTCAACAGCAGCAATTCCTGCTAATTCAAAAGTAAATTTATTACAAAGAACCTATGAGTATGCAATAGATTATTTTCCATTTGCTAGTGCATCAACAGGAACACCTAGATATTATTCAAGAAAAACAAATACACAAATTTATATTGTACCAACACCTGCATCTGCAGTATCAGGTGAAATACAATACACACGTAGACCTTTAGCATTAGCTAGTGCTACAGGCACAAGTGCAACAACTTCTAATTACTTTAGTGAGTTTTGTTACAATGCTTTATTTTCTGCTTGTATGGTAGAAGCAAATTATTTTATAAAAGATTTTCAAACACTAGCAAACTGGGAAGGTCAATATAAAAATTCTATAGATGGTTTACGTAATCAAGCTAGAAGAATGAGACAAGACGATATGGAAGTTGCAGCTAGTCCTGCAGGTGGTCCTAATCCAATTTTAAAAGGAGCTGATTAATGGCTATTAGTAGAGT